TTTCATATTTTGCCCCCTAGTAGTGGTATATCAAAAAAACTGCTGTCATGATCGGAAGCCTTGGTGAAACTTATGTGTATATGGTGCATGTGTTGATTTACACCGCGATATTTTCGCCACCGCCAACCCAGCACAGGGCTAGCGATTTTGCCTAAATGGATTACATAAGCGATACGCTTTGTACTTTTCCCATATTGTCTAATCTGATCTGCCAAGTCTGCTGAAATCCCTTTTTGGTCAGATAACCTAGCGTCAATGTCCAAAGCTCGTACACAGCCTGTGGCTGGGTCGGGATTATGGTCTGACTTTCTAGCTGCATGTCGTACATCACCAAGCCACCCGTCAGATGAACGCAAGCGTGAGATGAAAGAATCGTCAACCTGCTCTCTGAACTGAACCGCTGACTTAGATAACCAAGGTTTCATTACTCGGTTATTTCAGGTGGTAAATGAGATTGGTTTGAACAGTCCCATTGAAAATTAGTATTTAATACAGCTTCGTCATGACATTTAGGCGCAATAAAAGCGTCATTTACTTCGTCGTAATCATAACCAATACCAGCAAAGTTGTAACGGATTTTTGCATTATATGAAGTTTTAACCCAAGTACCACTAAGGTTATCAATTAACCATTGGTAGCCCTCGTCACCTGCTGGGTCATTGTTGTCGCCGACTAATACACGAATAACTTTATTATTTGAATCTATTTCTGCCCAATGTGCCATTATGCAGTCCTTTGGAAAGTGCCATTGCTATAAAATGTGTGATAAGTGAAACCACCAGTTGTAACCTTTGTACCACCAGTCGCAGTTAATGATCCTGCTGGATATCTAACAATTACTAAACCTGAACCACCTGCGCCTGGGGCTTGTGCTGATGATGTGTAACCGCCACCTCCACCGCCTGAACCAGTATTAGCCGTTGCATTTCTTGTTGCATAAGTTCCATTACCACCACCAGTTGAACCAGTTCCAGCAGTACCGCCACCACCAGTAAATGAAGCACCACCGCCACCACCTGCGTAAGCACCACTTACACCAGTTGATGTTGCTGTTGCCCAAGTTGAATAAGAACTTGTACCAACTCCACCATTACCTGCAATTTTGTTAAATGAACCTGATACATCACCACCGACTGCGCCAGTACCGCCACCGCCACCACCGCCAGTAGTTCCTGCGCCAGTACCTAAACCACCTGCGTAGCCATGAAATGCTGTTGCGCCTGTGCCAGTTTGAGTAGATGAACCACCCGCACCATCAGCACCACCACCGCCTGAACCGCCTGAAAAACCTGTACCACCAAATCCACCTTTGCCGCCACCAATGGCTGAAGCAAGTGAACCAAATGTTGAATTGTTTCCATTGGTGTCACCACCACCGCCACCACCAACAGTAACGCTATAAGAACCTATTGCTAATGATTGACCAGTAAAATAAATAATTCCGCCTGAGCCACCACCGCCACCACCGCCAGAATATGAGCCACCACCGCCACCACCTGCAATAGCCAAAATGTCTATTGAAATTGGTGGAATATATGGCGCATAAAGCCCAGCGTTAATGTTGCCGATCATTAAGAAACCGCACCTACAATAGTCCAAGCATTTGCGCCTGTTCGGATTGCAACACATGATTTATGTTGACCTAATTTTGGTGCAGATGAAGTAGCACCGATTGAACTAATAGTTACACCTGAACCTTGTGCAAATGTTAAATCACCTGCGCCTGAGTTTAGGAAAGTGATTGTGCTACCAGTAGCGGCAGCTGTAAGAGTTGAGTCAGGTGCAATGGTTACAGTCTTAGTAGACGCATTGGTTGTCTGAACCAAAGCCTGATAAAGGTCTGTGTTGGCTACTGTGTAAGTAGAACCTGATTGTGCGTTAATGGTGAAGGTAACCAAGCCATTAAACATAGCTGCGGAAAGAACATCACCTGTTGAAGCTGGAAAACCTGTTGCCATTTATTACTCCTTAGTAGCTTAGTATATCATCACCGAGTACTCCATAGGTGCTATTGCCTATGATGAACCCGTCTGTAATTGGTTCTAATGTGGTAAAAGTGCCAAACCAGCGGTTAGGGGTTATATCCCAAGCAACACCCTGCACTTGCAGGTTCTTGGTAATGGTTGACCCGTCAGGCTGGATATTGGATATATCAACATTTTGGAAATAGTCAATGCCTAGCATTGTGTCAGTAGGGACAGCTGTGTCTAATAAGTCCACAGTCATTTCGTCAATACGGATAGTGGTATCTGATCGAGTAGCCACATAAATACGGGCTATGTTGTTAGCGTCTGTGTCTGTCTGTACGACTAAATCATTGTAGTTAACGCTGTGTGGAAAATAGGTTGCAACGCTACCTGCGTCCTCAGCAAACTGGGCTGTACCGCCAATACGGGTGATTGTGGCTTGGTTGATAATCAACTTATCATCAAATGCAAACTTTAGGTTTTTGTAAGGTATGCCAGTTGTTTGGTTAAACTCAATGGGTGTGCCACCAGCTGAAGCAATAACATTGGCTCGGTTCTTAAATACTGCTTGACCCTCGGCGTTCATAAAAAACGCACCTTGCTCAGAAAACTCTGCATTAATAATTGCGTTTAAAGCTGTGCGTGTGGTTGCTGGGTCTGCTTGGGTTAATGAGTTTCCAGTATCTATTGAACGCATACCACTAGGAAATGAGACAGTATCTAATATTTTGCCTATGCGTGTACCAGTATCCTGACCATTGGCTGAACCTGTGACAGTTGTAATGTTGGCTAGGTTAAACAAACGGAAACCATCAACAGCTGTAATGTCCACATAAGCCACTTGCTCAGCTTGGTCATAGGTGTAGGTATAGGTTGTGGTATATCCGCTAAATAGATAATAAGAAACGCCATTGTAGGTAGCTGAGATTCTTAGCTTGCGAAGCGGTGTAAGTTGCCCATAAAGGTCTGAGGTTGTGTTCTGAGGGTTGAACCGTCCGTCTTGGTCATAAACCCTAACTGTTGCGCTTCCAGCCTCGTATGTGTCTCTAAGGATATTGCGACCACGCTTGATGTTAATACTGCGTGTGATGTCAGTCACATCAATAACTAATGCTGGGGCAGTACCGTCACCAAGGATTCCGTAGCCAAGCCTACCGTTAACAGGGTCGCCAATAGTAAATGGGTTACCAAAGGTAGCACCTGAGTTAAAGTTTAACGAGACATTTAATTGCGCTGGTAATGCCATTAGTCTATAAGCGACAATCTATTAATTCTGCTTTGAATCCCTGAAGCTGAGTTATTGATCTGAGTGTTGGTCACAATGTCAGTTAATTGCTGACCGCCAACCTCAACCTGCACATTGATTACCGCACCACTCATTGGGTCGATGTTTGGGTTGTTTCTGAAGTAAGCGTCCGCTTGTGCTTGTAATCTTGCTGATGACGCAGCCAAGCCAGCTGCTGCACCTGAATCAATACCCATTGATGTAAATTGACCTGTTAAGTTCGCTTGTATTTGATCGTATTTATTAGGGCTTACTTTTAATGCTTCTTGTGCCGATTTAAGTTTAGCTAATTCTGCCAATGCCATTTGGATATAAGCAGGGTAATCTGCAAAAGGATTAAGGGCTTTAGGTAGGTTGGCAATAAATGAAGCCAAGCCTGTAGTTTGTGCCTGAGACAATAACAAGGCATTGCTTAGGCGATCTGCTTCTTTGGCGTTACCAGTAAGTAGAGCCAACTGCAATTCTAAGCGTAGCTTCTCATTTTCTGTAATCTTGCCTTGTAAGGCTATTAACACATTTGCTTGTTCTACATCAAGCATTGTGCCAGCCTTCTTTAACTTCAAAGAATCTTGTTGTGCCTTAGTCAATGCCTTGGTTGCTTTTACCTGATCTGTACTTGCCTTTAACTGTGCCTTGGCATTTTTGTTCATATCGTAGACATTGCCAAATGTAGGGTTTAATGCCTTGTTACGATATGGGGCTTTAATTTTCATCATTTCCTGAGCGGAAATAGTCCAACCTGTGCCTAAAAATGCTTTAGTTGATTCAAAGAACCTAGCAAAAGAACCGCCAACATCTAGAACTGCCTTACCAACACGCTCTTTAAGTTGGTCATAAGCAATGCCTAGGCGATCAATCTGTCCTGTGTAACCTTCAACAGCTGCTGAAGCCTGACCATAAAAGTTATTATTAAGCGCAGTAATAGTTGAATCAAAATCACCAGCCTTTAATTGTGCAGCTGATAGACCTACGCCTAAACGCTGTAAGGCTGTTGTATTGCCTAAGTAAGCCTTGCTGAGGGCAGTTGTAGTGGCGTCTAGGTCTTTACCAGTACCAGCAGATACATCAAGTGCTGTGCCTAATAATGCTTGTGCTTTGTTAATATCTTTCGTGGCGACCAACAAACGCTGAAACGCTGGAATCAAATTGTCATCTAGTATGCCTGTGGCAAGTGATAGCTTCTTAATGTACTCATTGACCGCTGGGGCTTGAAAAGCCATGCCTAGGTTGTTCAGGGTTTGATATAAAGCCTTGGCTTGCTTCTCTGACTCATAAAAGGCTTGGACTGAGTTTTTGCCAAAATTAAGTATTGAACCACCTAGGGCTAATGCAGCACCTTGTTTGGCTAACTTCTTTAAGCTCTTTTCTGCTTTATCAAATGCGTCCTTGCCAACAAACTGCGCACCAATCTTGACCGATAAATCTGTCTTTGCCATTATGCTGCCTTCTTATTACCGTTGAACTTATATTTTGCATTTTCCATTGCTTTAATAACTTTAGGTGTAACTTGTCCGTTGGTTTCTGCCCATGCTCGGAAAATAACCCGTCCGTTCATTTTACGACTTAAACGACCTGACTGATTTGCTTTGCGTGGCACTTTGTATAGTTCAGGCATGCTATGAATAAATTGATAACCAGCAAGCGGGTTATTTGAATCGTAATAGTCAACAGATTCTCTGCCTGATTTTTTAGAAAATTGAAATACGGTATTTGGTGCGCCTTCACGCTTTTGTACTCTTGTGTAAGTTGGTCTACCGTTAGGGTGTTTCCGACCAGCGGTCTCATAAATTGCACCGCCAGCTTCTGAGTTAAATATCTGCGCAAGGTAACTAAAGCCTTGCTTATTAGGCTTGCTTGGTACTGTTGTGTATCCAACACCCCTTCGGGCTTTTAATCCATTGTATCTAGGAAATGGTCGGTAGTTAATAGTTTCAGAACTAGAAACTGGCTTGCCCCAACCTGATAAAGGTGCTTGTGAAGGTAAGTAACTACGAGCTTGGCGGACTACTGGCTGTAAATAACTTGCAATTTCTTTGTTAACTTCTTTGGCTAAGTCAGGGGTATATTTGCGTAAAGCAACACGAAGTTCCCTACCGCCTTTTACCTCTACCATGCTGCTCAATTTGTTTAGCCTTATCTTTCATATATGCCAAAGTTGCTAACAACATTGACCTGTCCATGTTAATAAACTCGCTATGAGGTATGCCCGTCTCAACCGCTAATGAAGCGATTAAATAAGTAAAGTCATACCTCGTTACCCATTTGGGGTATCAGCGTCTACAATCTCTACCTTTTTAAGGTCTATTAAGAACTGTTCCCCAAATGGTTTAACTGTTTCACCTGATCGGCGTAGGCACTCCCACGCTAACCAGTAAATATCGGACTGGCGTTCCTCGTCTCTAAAACGCTTGTGAAAGCCAGCCTTAAAGTGTTGTTCAAATGCGTACTCAATCGCTGGTGAGATTTCATGTTTTGATTCCTCACCTGAAGCCTTGGTGATTTTTAACGCTAACAATTTAACTCCTTAGAAAGTACCTGTGGTTGCTACTGCAATAGTACCGCTAATGTTCCAAGTTACATCTTGTGTGCCTAGGTCAGCAACTGCGCCGTTAATGTCGGTTGTGTTGTTAACTAATGCTGTAAAGGTGTAAAGAGGGTTTGTTGCTGATACTGCTGAACCTGAATCCTGTAGCAGTACGCAAGTAACATTTGTTCCCCATGCAGCTTGCAAGGTTTGTAGTGTCTTTGATGAAGCTGTGTCGTTTAGGAAAGAGATAGTTACTGATGAAGCCTCTAAGCCCTTAACAAACTTGTGACCTGCGTCACCCATTGCTGTTACTTCTAACTCGTCAAATGAACGGTTAAGAGTTACAGCTGTTACATGGTCGGAAAGATCAACTGAGTTAACCTTAACGCCAACCTTATTATTTAGAAATACAGCCATTGGTTATTCCTCGTCTTTCTTTACGATCTTTGGCTTTTCGGTTGATGGTGCTATTTGCCCGACTTTTTCAAGCCAAGCCTTATCCTCGGAAGGAATATCATATTCGTTGCTCATTTTAACTCCAGCTCGTAATTGCGCTTACATTGATTGTGGCAGTTAGCATTTCCTGTGCTTCAGCCAGTACAGCTGGGGCTGAAACGCTTGACACATTTAGCTTCAATGTTGAAGCGGCTAACTTTGTAAATACACCAGTAACCATTTCCTCTAATTGTATCAACCCACCTTGATTATCCAGCATAGGCACAATGCAGGTGATTGTTAGATTGGCTTTAGGTGCAATGTTGTATTGGTTGTTACTAGGTTCTAGCATTGGCGAATCCCAGTTAATAATTACTGAGTTTGCAATGGGTGAGGCAGGTGGAAAGGAAAATACCTGCCACACCCCAGCGTTCTCTAACGCTGTCGCAAGGGTTGACCGTAGTGTCGTAACGGCGACAGTCATTGTCAGCCAACCAAGCTGTTAGGACTTAAATATGGTGCTAACAAACCTCTTACTTTTGCGATCAGACTGGCAGACATACGCCAAGGGCTAGGTTGAAAATCAGGGGTAATGCTTGTTGAGTTGCTGGCTTGGCGTGATTGCCAAATATCTACAGCAACCATTATTGAGGCTTCACGAACTGCTGGCACAGTCGCATAATCGACATAAGTGTCAGCTGTTACTAAGCCATAAGGATTTACTGGGTGAAATGGTGTGGCAGTATTGTTATTGCCTGTAATTGCGTAAGTAATTGTGCGCTCGCCAACGCCAGTTAAAGTTTTTGAACCATTATGCTTTGCGCCGTTACCGCTAATGGTTACTGTTTGTCCTACATAAAAAACATTGTGTACTGGTTGGTCAAAGTAAAGAGTTCCAGTATTAGTTGTGTTGCTATGACCTACATTGTTAACTGCATTTATCCAAAGATAAGAACTAACAATGTCTTGTGCGGATTGGCATACTTCCTCAACAACAGCGGCAGAATATAAACTCTGAATCCCGAGTGCAAGTCTTAACTCGGCTACTGTTACATAAGTTGCTGCCATGATTTCCTTTCTAAGAGTAAGGGGGCAAAGGCTTCCAATGCCCCCTTACATTTTTAATGCAGACTAAGCTGTGTAATTGAAGCGGCGTACGCCAGCTCCACCCTTAGCCACATAAATTGCCAAGTAACCATACATGTTGATTTCCACCTCACCTGAGGTCAAAACATTGACTCTCAGTTGTGTCGCTGGGGACTCCCAAACATACACGCTTGATGGTGCAACAAGGAACGCTGATTCATCAATGATTCCTGAAGTTGCAATGTTGTGGTCAATAATTAAGTCTGTTCCTAATACTGAACCACGAATTGAAGTAGGTGCTGCGTTACCTGAAGCGTTCTGTGGTGCAGAAGCTGTGTAAAGCGCACGACCTGTTGAATCTGCATAACCCATGATTGCTGCCCATTGGTCAGTTGAAGCAACAAGCTTGTTAGCGTAATCGCCACCAGTTCCCTTGTATGCTGCTGCTGATTGTGTAGCAATGAAAGATTGTAGACCAGCTGCTGTAGCAGCTACTCCTGTTGCTTGTGTTCCTGCTGATGTGAAAGCAGCGATAAGTGCGTTATCTGTTGCCTTCTCATAACCCTTGCGAAGTTCTTGCATTAACAAGTTCTCAAATGCTGGGTTTGAAAAATCTAACAACTCAAATGAGACTCGGTTTAGACCTGAATACTTAGCAGCAGTTACTGTGTCGTAAGTAGAAGTCATACCTGTCTCTGAAGGTGCGTCTGCTTCAGCAGTCACAGCTACAGTTGGTGCAGTTCCCATTTTTGGAACTGTGAAAGATAACTGAGGTACAGCACCTGCACGGGTTACAGCGTCAAACGCTGGACGACCTGAGAAGGTTGTTGTAATGAAGTCAGTTAAGTGTGTAGGCAAAGTTAAGCCTGTGTTTGTTGAAGTTGAATCATCTGCTGCAAGGATTGTTTGACGAGCTTGATCGTCACCCATTGCTGCCTTGATAGAAGCACCAAGGTATTGAGCAGAAGTCATTGGGGCAATGCGTGGCTTTGTATAAACAGCCGCTGTTACTGTTGGACGAGCTTCGGCAGCTTCAACCGCTGGGGTTTCTACTACCTCGGTCGCAACAGACTCAGGTGTTGTGTTTTCCACAATTTCCTCTTTTTCTGTTTTGGTTTCGGTTGATTCTGCCTCTTGTTCAGAAGCAGCGACTTTAGACACACCTGCATTTTCGTTACCGAAAGCGGCAGCTTGCACTAAAGAAACTTCGTATAGGTTGGCGGCTGATACATAATAAACTCCGCCTTTATTTTTACCAGCAACAACTTCAACGCCAACAGATAATCCGTTGCGTAATTGCCACTCATCTGAGGCTTCAATTAAAGCGTCATCTGCTCGTGTTGTGTTGCTTAACTTAAACTCTGCATAAATACCTTCAGGTGATACTTTAACTGTATCTTTTTTGAGGTATCCCAAAGGTTGCTTTGGGTCATGCTCTAATAATAACTTTTGACGCTTTGTTGGGTCAATGCTAATTGAGTTTTCCTCAAATACAACTTTACCTGCGCTGGTATTACCCACACGACCAAAAGGAACAATTTGACCGCCGATAATACGGCGTTCTGAATCAGCAGCTGTAAGTTCAGCTGAAAAGTTAATTATTTCCATTACGGGAACAGGTGCTATTGCTATTACATGGGGTGCTTCATTTGAATCATCTACAGTAACTTTGCCAAGCACTACAGTTACTACAGCTAGACTAGATATTGGTTTTATTTGGAACGTAGCCACAACTAAGTGGCGTGGCGTAGCGGTGGCATGATGATAAAAATTGACTTTGTTATTGAACAAAATGTTGAAAGATTTTCCGATGCTTTGCACCTAGAAGATAACCACACATTTACTGATGAAGAAATTGAAGCAATGAAACAAGCTCGATTTGATAATTGGTACGTTATTATTAATACACCAACCGAAGAAGTGCCACAAGGTGAATAATGGCAACTAGATACTGGAGAGGTGGCACAGGAAGTTGGACAAACGTAGCCACAGCTAACTGGTCTGCCACATCGGGCGGTGCTGGTGGTGCGTCTGCTCCTACGCTTGCTGATGATGTTAT